GTGCGGGCTTCGGACTCCGCGACGGTGCAGGCTTCGGACTCCGCGACGGTGCAGGCTTGGGACTCCGCGACGGTGCGGGCTTCGGACTCCGCGACGGTGCAGGCTTGGGACTCCGCGACGGTGCAGGCTTGGGGCTCCGCGACGGTGCGGGCTTCGGGCTCCGCGACGGTGGAGGCTTCTCCCTACGTCGCCGTCACCAAGCACGGGACTACTCCCAAGATCACCGGAGGGGTAGTCATCCAAATCCCCCGATTGGACAATACCGAGACGTGGCTGAAGTTCTACGGCATCACCCCGACCAAAGCAGGAAAAGTAACGCTCTTCAAGGCCGTCAGCGACGAGTTCAAGTCTGGCTACGAGTGGGACTACTCCCCTGGCTCAAAGCCGACCGCTTTCGACTTCGAGGCGACCAACGAGTGCGGGAAGGGTCTGCACCTGTGTGCCCGACCGACCATCTCCAAGAAGTACATGACCGGGGCCACCCGCTACGTGGCCTGCACCGTCAACGTCTCCGAGATTGTCGTGATTCACGAAGATGGAGAATCGAACAAGGTGAAGGTACCGAGAATCCTGAAGTGCGTGGAGTGCGACGAGGACGGGAAGGCGGTGCGGAAGTGAGCCAACCTACAGAGCCTGTCTCAGAAGCCGAGGAGGGGGAATGAGTTGGTCATCAAAACGAGCCGACCGATTGTGGGCGAAGCGGCAGGCTCACGTCAAGTTCTGGGCCAAACACGGCGCGGATAGGTGCCAGCGGTGTGGGGTAACAAGAGGAGTCCATCATCAGGAATATCTGGTGGATACGGTTTACCAGTTGTGTTGCAAGAAGTTCAAGGAGGGGGAGTGAAGAAAAGTGAAAGTGCAGCCCTGCGCGAGGAGATCGCTCGACTGCGCAAGGACTTCGAGGAACTGAAACGGATGGCCGCCTACACCCCCAAGTCGCCTCAGACCGGGACGAGTGCGTGCAGTCACGTGTTTGCGTGGAATGGCGTTATCCCGCCTACTCACTGTCTCATCTGCGGAACTCCTATGCCGCAACCTCCGTTTCCGTGGCAGCCTTACTACCCTTACAGTACGCTTCTGAACGCCACGCTTCCGGTCGGCACGAGAGTGACGTACACCACCAACCCCAACGATCTGTCGTGAAGGAGGAACAAGTGGGCATCATTGAGGCCGACGCTGCGCGGTACGCAGAGATGGCGAAGGAGGACCAGCGGCATATCATGGTCCACCGCGAGGACGACGGGAGCCTGACGTGCGAGATCGACGGCGAAGCGTTCCACGCTGACAATGCCTGGCAGTTGGCGTCCCGCATCGAGGGACGGGGCATCTTCGGCGTCTCCTTCTGGTTCGACTCGGTATTTTCCGAACCGGGCGTGATGTTGCCCGTGACTGACAAGGAGGCCCAGGAGTGAGCATCGTCAGAATCCAATGCCAGGACTGCCACTCGCTGATGCAAAGTCACCTTCACGAGAACGGCGACGAGACGTTGTGGTGCCCGAAGTGCCATCCGTTCTTTAGTCCCACCGACAAGGAGGGGGAGGAATGAGTGAAATCGAGACACTCGAAGCGCGGGTTCGGGCGTTTGTCGTACTGCCGAGCCGGTTATGACCACCGTCGCTGAGAAGATGGAGTGGCTGAGTTCTCACCCGCGAACGTGGTTCTGCTGGGCGAAGAAGCCCTACCCCTACACAGCCAAGCCGGTGAAAGGACCAGCGTTCGAGCGCAAATACATCCGCGACCTACTGACCGGAGAATGGGAGTTTTGGGTTAGGTCAGAATAGACTAGACACCCGTCTACAACCCTGCTACACTTCAACCAACCCAGTGGAAAGGAAACGAAATGACCAAGATTCGAAAGACAGGAAAAGGGGATCCCGAATGACATCCGCGCTCGTAGCATGTGGTCTCGTTGTTTTCGCCGCGCTGGCCGGAATTGTGGCAATACTAAAAAGGGGACTGTAGTGAGCATGACCCTCCCACAAATTATCTTCGAGGCGGTCAAACTCGTCCTCTGGTCCGGCCTTGTATTCATGACCGCCTTGGTCCTGTGGGTGGGGATTCAGGAGATGCGCCAATAATGCCACTTACCCAAAAGCAGAAGCAGATCAGGTACACCCTGCGGAGAATCGAACGTGGCGACTACAAACACGGAACTCCGTACTGTTACGGGGCTTTGGGGTGTCGGTTGTCGGAGTGTCGTGAGGCCATGAGGGAACACCAAAGGAAATACGAGGTTTCACGGTGAGTCGGTACGAGGAGTTTTTGTCGAAGAAGGCGCAACTTGTCGGCAACGGCGGTTTTGAGCCTTTGTTCATTCCTGATCACCTGTTCAATTTCCAAAAGGTGTTGTTAGATTTCGCCCTACGAAGGGGAAGGTCGGCCATGTTCGCCGACTGTGGGCTAGGAAAAACGGCGATGGAGTTGGCGTGGGCTGACAACGTGTACCGACACACAGGAAAGCCCGTTCTGGTTCTAACCCCGTTGGCGGTTGGCTTTCAGATGATCGACGAGGCGCACAAGTTCGGACATGATGCGCACCTGTCACGAGATGGGACGATTCAAGCCCCGATAGTTGTCACCAATTACGAGCAATTGGAGAAGTTCACATGGTCCGACTTTGGCGGCGTCGTGTGTGACGAGAGTTCAGCCATCAAGTCATTTGAGGGAGTAACCAGAGGTCGGGTAACCGAGTTCATGCGACTTCACCGATACCGGCTATTGGCTACTGCGACCGCAGCGCCGAATGACTATGTAGAACTTGGAACTTCGGCGGAAGCATTGGGGGAGATGGGACACATGGATATGCTTTCCAGGTTCTTCACCAATGACGCCAAATCGGTGTCGTCGAGGGGTCGGGGTTTTGGAGGATCACAAGTCGAGTGGCGGTTGAAGGGTCACGCACAACTTCCGTTCTGGCGATGGGTGGTCAGTTGGGCCAGGGCCGTTAGGAAGCCGAGCGATCTCGGCTTTGAGGACGGCGGGTTCATTCTCCCCCCACTGGAGGAGACAATCCACCTTGTCCACCCGAGCAGGGCAAAAGAGGGGACTTTGTTCGACCTTCCGGCTGTTGGGCTTCAAGAAGAAAGAGAAGAATCCCGGAGAACGATTGTCGAGCGTTGCGAAATGGCGACGGAGATCCTTTCCCGCTCGGAGAACGGGGTCGCGTGGTGTCACCTGAACGACGAGAGCAAACTTCTATCCCAAATGATTCCGGGCGCTGTCGAGGTTTCGGGCTCTGATTCCGATTCGTCAAAGGAGGAAAAACTGGCGGCGTTCAGTCGTGGGGATATCAAATTCCTTGTTACCAAGCCCAAGATTGGCGCATGGGGATTGAACTGGCAACACTCCCACACGATGACCTACTTCCCGAGCCACAGCTACGAGCAGATGTACCAAGCGATTCGCAGAATGTGGCGATTCGGGCAAGTCAATCAGGTGGAGGTTCACCTGATAACCACCCCAGGAGGGGAGAACGTATTGAGGAATCTCCAAAGGAAAAGCGAACAAGCAGACCAGATGTTTCAGCAACTAGTGGCAGAGATGAACAACGCGCTATCAGTCCGCCGGGCTGATTTTGAGAAAGAAATGGAGTTGCCTTCATGGCTAAGGTAGGGGAACAAGTAATAACTGATCGCTACGCGATTTACAACGCCGACTGCATGGACATTCTTAGGGCCATGCCCGACGACAGCATTGACGCGACAATCTACAGCCCTCCGTTCGGGGGGTTGTATCACTACTCATCAGACGACCGCGATTTGTCGAACGCAAGGGATTACGACGAGTTTTTCGAGATGTACCGATTCATATTGGAGGAGATTTACCGAGTGACTGTTCCGGGCAGGTGTTCGGGAGTCCACACGGCCCTCGTGCCGAATGTGGCCTCGGCGTCGTTCGGTTCCTACATTGACTTTCCTGGCGACGTTATACGCGCCCATCAGTCAGTCGGGTTCGATTTCATAGCCCGTCACGTCATATGGAAAGAGCCTTTGGGGGTGCGGCGGCGAACCATGCAAGGGAACCTTGCCCACAAGTCAATCGTCTTGGACGGTTCACTTGGGGGGATGGCCGCACCCGACGAGCTACTGATTTTTCGCAAGAAAGGCGACGGGAACCCCGTGTCGCACCCGACAGGGCTGACGGGAGACTACGCCGGTTCGGAGCAGCCCCCTTCGGAGTTGGCGAAGTGGCGTGGCTACGATGGTGACCAGAAGTTGAACCGCTGGTCGCATTGGGTTTGGAGGCGTTACGCCTCGTCCGTGTGGGATGACGTGAGGGGAACAAGGGTTCTCCCTTTTCAGGATGCGAAGGATGAGGACGACGAGAAGCACGTCCACCCCCTGCAACTTGACGTGATCGAACGATTTATCGACCTTAGGACGGTCAAGGGTGACAAGGTGTTCACCCCGTTCATGGGGGTCGGTTCCGAGGTGTACGGAGCGGTCAGAATGGGTCGGTTCGGTATCGGCGCGGAATTGAAGCACAGTTACTTTGTCCAAGCGACACGGAACATGGACACCATTGACCGACCAGCCGAGGACGTTCTCGAGCCGTTGTTCGACGACTCATGGGTGGACGAATGAAACAGTCCTACTGGGTCACCGTAGACGGCCAAATCGTCTCGGACCCCTCATCGAAGTTCTACGCCAAGGCGGTCAAGAAGGCGCTCACAAGGGCTAGGGGTTCGTCAAAGGGTGTTCAGATCATGGGAGGGAGGAAACTGTGAAATCCAGCACCAAAGGCGCGAGGTTCCAACGTGAGTTCCTCCGTATGCGAAAGATTGTCGAGGGACGGTCCGGAGGACTCTGTGAGGCTCCTAATTTCGTCACACGGGCGATTTCCCAAGACGACAGGGCACTTACCGAGGCGGCCTACTCGTGGCAGTTTGAGAACGCTTGCAACGGCAGGGCGTCGCACGTTCACCACCGGAAATATCGTTCGAGGGGTGGTACTAATTCACCGGCGAACCTCGTACATGTCTGTTCGTCGTGTCACGACTGGATTCACGCACATGGAGAAAAGTCGAACCTGCTGGGGCTTTCCCTGCGGGCTGAGGAGAACGAATGAACGAAATGCTGAGTTTTTTCCCAGACAACGTGGTTGAACTGAAGTCGTGGCAACGCCATTCCCCTCCATCTGTCCACTACTCGCAGGAGAGCATGGACGCAGCCTCTCTGATCGTCCCAAAGCGCGGGCCACTGCAAGAAAGGGTGTTCGCTGCTATAAAAGCATCCCCGCACGGCCTTACTGACCAAGAAATCGCGAAGGTGACGGGATTGGACCCGAATACAACCAGACCCCGCAGAATCGAACTTACGAACGCTCGCAGCATAATTCAAGCGGGGACTCGTCCCACCCAGGCGGGTAGATTGGCAGTCGTATGGGTGGTGAACCGTGACTAGGGATGAACGACGACTAGGGGATATCGCGAATGAACTCGAAAGACTGCGAGTAGAGATAGCCTCCGCCGATGACGATGCCGCCGAAGCGCGGGCGAAGAGGGCTGAAGTATGGAAACTCGCCGAGGAAATAGGCGTGAAGCGAGCACAGTTGGCCAGGTGGTCGGCCTGTGACCCCATTCTAGTGACAAGAGCACTTCGAGACGTGTGAGGAATTACTACATGACCGCCAACGACACCGAAAACCCAAGGGACAAGTATTTGTCCGTAAGAATCCGTCCCGCGCTTCGAGAGTTGATACTAGAGGACGCACTAGAGAATGAGATTTCCCAGGGGCAGGTAGTCCGGTCAATTCTGGCAGAGCATTATGTCCGACAGGGCAGATCGTGAAGGAACCACTTACGCCACTACAGGAGAGCGCAGCGAACGCCCATGAGGTCTACGAGACGTACGTCGGGGCAGGGTTTAGCGAAGATCAGGCAATGCAAATAGTCACCTCGATTGTTCGGGCCGCATTTAGAATAAATCGAGAGGACTAAAGACTGCAGAACCGTTCCAATCTGTTTCACGTGAAACCAACCGGACAATGACCTAAAGGGATTGCTAACATCGGTTCTATGTCACCGGAAAAGATGGGGGTAGAACTCACTATCTCAGAACGAGATAACCGAGCCGCCTCTATGAAACTCGCAGGACTGACCTACGAGGCAATAGCCCAGGAATTAGGCATCTCTCGCTCGACCGCTTTTGACGCCGTGGACAGGGCGATGAAGTCCGTACCCTACGGGGACGCCGACTCCTTGCGGAAGATCGAACTGGCTCATTTGGAGAAGGCCCAGGCCAAAGCCTTTCAGATCCTTGAAGCCAAGCACATAGCGATATCCGCCAGTGGAAAGCCCGTCTACGACAATGGAGAACCCGTAGAGGACGATTCCGTTTCGCTGAAGGCTATTGACTCGATCATCAAGATTCAGACCCGAAGGGCGAAACTACTTGGGCTCGACGCTCCTACAAGGGTTCAGGCGATGGTCGGGATTATCACCCTTGACGACCAAAAGGCCGACATTCTCAACCTCTTTGACCGATTGAAGGCCCGTGAGCTGGTCGAAGGCTAAAACCGTCGCCAACTGGGAGCCGGAGAAACAACGGGAGTTTCTAGACTCCCTGAGTCCTGAGCAGGTCGGAGAATTGCAACTACGCCCCTGGTACTGGATTGGCCGACCCGAGCAGCAACTACCCGAAGGCGACTGGGACGTATGGCTTTTGCTGACTGGGAGAGGATTTGGCAAGACTCGAACTGCTTTGGAGAACTTTCTACTACTCATGGTCGATTTACCAGAGTGGGAGGGGACCCCGACCCAATGGGGGATTATCGGCGAGACGTTTAGCGACTGCCGGAACATCCTGATCGAAGGACCGGCTGGACTCATCGGGATTCTCGACAGGTTGAAGATTCCCTACACCTACAACAAGTCCCTATGGCAGATCACACTAGGTACCGGACAGGTAATACATCTGCTGGGAGCCGACAATCCCGACGTAGGTAGAGGATTCAACTTCGCCGGCCTGGTGATGGACGAGTTCGCCAAGTGGCGAAACGGGAAACGGATTTGGCAGGAGGGCTTGCACTTCACCTTGCGAGTCGGCCCCCACCCGAGGGCGATAGTCGCCACTACCCCGAAGATGGGCAATTCCCAGTTGAAGGAATGGCTTGTCTCGCCAAAGGTAGTGGTCACCAAAGGTTCACTCGACGACAACGCCGACAACCTGCCCGCCTCGTTCATCGAAGGGATTACCGAGCAGTACGCAGGGACCAGGCTCGAACGGCAGGAGCGGTACGGGGAACTCATCGAGGAAGTCGAGGGGGCTTTGTGGAACTACGACGATATCCTGATCTGGCGCCGTCACGTCCCTGAGATAATACGAACAGTCGTGGCAATCGACCCCGCCATATCGAATACGGAGAACTCTGACGAAACTGGAATCGTCGTCGCCTCAAGGTGTCGGGATGGTGAACTCCTGGTGCGGGCAGATTTGACCATCAAAGCCCCGCCGACCCAATGGGCGCAACGGGCCATAGACGCCTACCACGAGTACGAAGCGGACCGAATCGTTTACGAGGACAACCAGGGGGGCGACGCATGGGCTGAGATAATCCATTCCATCGACCCGTACATTGCGGTAAAGCCGGTTCACGCGATGGTCGGCAAGCGATTGAGGGCCGAACCGATTGCAGCCCTTTACGAGCAGCACAAGGTCTGGCACATGGCCCACTTCGACAAGCTCGAAGGTCAGATGACCACTTGGGAGCCGTACGACCCCAAATCCAAGTCACCGGACAGGGTAGACGCGCTGGTCCACGCTCTGACGGAACTGAATCCCACGGGAACAAAGAGTAGGTTCATTAGTGAACTCATGGACTTTTGCACTAACCCGACTTGCGGACAGGCCAATCCAAAGGGCCAAGTGATCTGCCAACACTGTCTACGACCGATGGCGGGCTGATGGGCTACCGAGAGTACCGCAAGGAAAAGAAAGCGCAAGAGATAGCCGGATTGGTGAAGGCGGCAATGACCGCCAACCTGCCCGCCGGTGCGACGGTCCAAAGTAACCTCGTCCCCAACAACACGACCCCCACGGGTCCGTTCGGGCAGTTCCCGGCTATGACTGAGGCGCTGATGCGAAACGGACAGACCTTTGGCGCGGCGATGGGGCCTGGTGTCCCACTCACCCCTGTTGCCCTTGATCCCGGCGACCCCCGAGCACCGTTTAGGCGTTACCAGTATGACATTTCGCACAACCTGAACATAAATCAGCGTCAAGCCCTGTGGACCATGCTGCGAAACGCTGCCCAGACCATCGACGTTATCGCGCGGTGCATCAGTATCCGAACGGCGAACGTCATTCGTATGGATCTGGATTTTGGGGTGTCGCAGGACGCAATATCCAACATCATGGCCGCCGACAACCTCTCGGCGAGTGAGGCGAGCAAGATCGCCCGAAGACTCTACTCGCCTGAGGTAGACCGCATGAAAGAGTTCTGGGAGAATCCGTTCCCCGAGGACAACCGGACATGGGAAGAGTTCGCCTCCGAGATGATGTGGCAATTGCTGGTCTATGACGGACTGGCGGTGGCTCCGGCGTTCAACCTTGGTGCGAAATGCATCGGTCTAGAGATCATCGACGCCCCGACAATCAACATCCTTCTCAACAACTACGGTCGCCGACCCCTGCCGCCAGCCCCTGCATTCCAGCAGAATCTATGGGGCTACGTTCGAACCGAGGCGGTCAGCAGCAACATAAAGGGCAAGACCTTCCAAGACGGAGGCGCACCGTACGACGTGACGAGTGCCGATGTTCTGAGTTATTTCATACTCAACCCGCGAACGAACACCCCTTATGGCTGGTCACCCGTGGAAAAGTCCCTACCCATCGCCAACCTCTATGCCGAGAGGCTGAATTGGCTCATGGCCGAGTACAAGTACGGGACATCGGCCAAACTCTACTGGCGGGCCACTGATGAGAGCATCACCTTGCAGAATCTCGCAACGTCGGAACGGATTATCAATGAAGGTCTCGCAGGACTGACGAACGCCAGATACCAGACCAAGATCATGCCACCAGGGTTGTCCGACCCGTTCGAGGTCAAGAACGTCGACGAGTTGTACAAGGCGGACTACGACGAGCACATTCTGAAGCAGATCGCGTCGTTCTTCAACCTTCAGCCATCACAACTCGGCGTCGTTACCCGAGCCGGTCTCGGCGGCGGAAAAGGCTCATCTGAAGGGGAGCAGGACAACGCAGAGTCGGTGTCAAGCAAGCCGCAGAATCGTCAATTAGAGGGGATAATCAATTCCTTGTCGCGGCAGCACTTGGGATGCGACAGTAACGTGGTCGCTCAATTGAAGGACGACGAAGGGTCTGAGGACAGGTTGGAGCAGGCGAACGCTTTCAAGGTCTATCTTTCGAGCGCTGGAATGACCGCCAATGAGGTTCGCGGTGAACTAGGTCTTGCGTTGAGCACAGAACCTGAAGCCGACGAGCTCGCATACGTTACGGCGTCCGGCCCCGTGTTCCTGAAGGGACTTCTAGAGTCGCAGATCAGCAAGGAACCATCCACGAACGCCGCTACTAAAAAGCCTG